CCGAGGATGCTCTTAACCGTGTCATGAAGGCACTGAGTGTATCACAACTTCCTGACATTGCAGTGACCGGCATCGAAGGTCGTATCCTGCTTCAGGCTGTTGACACCAAGGGTGCAACCAATGACTCGTTCAGCGTTGAGGTCGGTGAGACCGATGCAAACTTCCGTATGGTATTCCGTTCGGATAACATCAAGTTGATTCCTGGTAAGTATGACGTATCCATCTCGTCAAAGGGTCTTAGCCACTTCAAGGGTGAAACTGTAGAATATTGGATTGCCGTCGAATCTAACTCCAAGTACGACGGTTAAATGGTTTGCTGGTCCTCTAAGCCAGAGTCCGTGGATGCTAAGACTTCGCGACGGACACTTTACTTTATGATGGAGATTATATTATGTTAGAAGAATTCCTCTGGACCGAACGTTTCCGTCCAAAGACTATTGCGGACACTATCCTTCCCACACATCTGAAGACTGTATTCCAACAGTTTGTCGATCAGAAGAATATCCCTAACCTCATCCTGTCCGGTTCTGCTGGCGTCGGAAAGACAACAGTAGCTAAGGCCATGTGTGAGGAACTGGGATGTGACTATATCGTTATCAACGGTTCTATGAACGGTGGTATCGATACACTACGTAACGACATTGCTCGTTTCGCCTCCTCCATCTCTCTATCCGGTGGTCGTAAGTATGTTATCCTCGATGAGGCTGACTATCTTAACGCACAGTCTACCCAACCGGCTCTTCGTAATTTTATGGAAGAGTTCTCGGCTAACTGTGGTTTCATCCTGACCTGCAACTTTAAGGATCGTATCATCGAGCCTTTGCAGTCACGGTGTTCGGTCATCAACTTCAAGATCTCTAAGGCAGAGATGGCAACCCTCGCAGCTCAATTCATGAAGCGTGTGGTTGTTATCCTCGAGAAGGAGAACGTGCCGTTCGAGAAGGCGGTTGTTGCTCAGGTCCTGACCAAGCACTTCCCCGACTGGCGTCGTGTTCTCAATGAACTCCAGCAGTATTCGGCTACTGGTAACATTGACTCGGGTATTCTATCCAACTTCTCAGATACTGCACTTGCCAAACTCATTAGCTATCTAAAGGATCGTAACTTTAGTGCAATGCGTAAATGGGTTGCAGAGTCTGACATGGATACGACCGAGTTCTTCCGTGCCTTCTTTGACAAGGCGGAGGACTATATAAAGCCAGACTCCATACCGGTTTTAGTCCTCCACCTTGCAAAGTACCAGTATCAGAATGCATTTGCAGCTGATCCTGAAATCAACCTGACTGCCTGTCTCACCGAAATCATGGCGGACTGTGAGTTCCTATGACCTGGTTCAACTGGAACAAAACATGTGCCGTGTGTGAAGATAAGTATCTCAAGTGTGTGCCGTTCCATGAAATGCGGTTGAATACCGATGATGGCGTGGTCTCTCTTGAGATCTGTGAGAAATGTGCAGACTTCTTTGATAAGTCTGCCGAAATTATTATGAAGGGCAGAAAACAGGATGACACCGTTTGATTTTGTAAACTCTATTAACTCTTCTAAGAAGAATCTTATGAAGGGTACCGAGAATGACCAGTTAGCAGAGAAAAGCTACAACGCATTCATTACCAACAAGTCACTATCCTACTTCCAGGATACCATTCAACTGGCCAACATGATGAACTGCAATCATGGTCTGGACAACAAGTTACAATATTCGTTTCTAATAAATATTGTACGACCCAGTAAGCGGTATTCAAAATGGGTGAAAAAAGATAAGGATAGTGATTTAGAACTGGTAATGTCTTACTACGGCTATAACCGTCAAAAGGCCAAAGCCGCAATTAAGTTACTTTCCCCGGATCAAATGAAAACAATAAAAAATAAACTTGATAAGGGTGGAGTTAGAAATGAACGTAGTCGATAGTTTAATTGAAGTAAAGCTGGGTGAGGAAGACGATTTCCTTAAGGTCCGTGAGACGCTGACACGTATTGGTGTCGCATCACGCAAAGACAAGACACTGTACCAATCGTGCCACATCCTGCACAAGCAGGGCAAATATTACATTGTGCACTTCAAGGAGCTCTTTGCTCTGGACGGCAAGCCATCAAACTTCTCTGATGAGGACAAGGGCCGTAGAAATGCAATCACGAATCTCCTGGTTGATTGGCAACTGATTAAGCTGGCAGAGGAAGGTTCGACCAACGAACCACTGACTCCACTAAGCCAGATCAAGATCCTTCCGTTCAAGGAGAAGGATGAGTGGAATCTCGTGACCAAATATAATATTGGAAGACGTGCACCTACTAAGTAAATGCTGCGCCATTCTTTTTAAGATAATAAATGCATTAGATTAATATCGGTCGCAAAAAATAAGATTGTACAAATATCAATAGCTATGGTAGAGTGGTCTTTCAACTAGGAAAGGTTCTCTATCATGGCTATTTTTTATGACTCCGGATCGGCAAAAAACTCGGATTTCAATCCGTCTTTAATTCATCGTCTTAATCCGAACTCACAATGGGCTAAACATTCGTACAATTATATCGCCCTCGAACATATCGCGAAAGCCTCAACTGACTTCAACGAACGGCAACAGGCTCGAAAAGAACTCGATCTCGCCGAACGCAAAATGAAATTCTGGTCTCGTCATCCTGACTTCGACGATTCCATTGCGTACTCATTCCGTAAAAAATTCTACCGATTCTAATCAAAATTAAATGCGCTTGGATTGACTCTGAGCGCATTTTTTTATGTACATTAATCTCAAACTGTATATAATGGTTATATCAAATGTGATTGAGGATTTTTAATTATGCTTACTCTTCGTGATATCAACACTGCCACTAACAGCCGTGATGGTGACATCTATTCAGACCTGTACAAGGACGTGTATGGTTTCCGTCCTCGTGGTACTACGTTTGAGTCGGTCGAAGCTTTCGATGCTGACTTTAAATATCTTTCTGATAAGCTCGACAAGCAGATCGAGCAAGAAGCTATCGAACAGCAGAACAACTTTTATGAATTTGTTTGCTGTGTAGATGACATGCAAAAGGTAATGAACGGTTGTACACGTGAGCGTGCAATTGAACATATGGCTTTTGGTGAAGGTATCAGTAAGGAAGAGTTCGACCACTATGGTCTTGAGATCCTCGAGCACAGACTCAACCTTAAGTATGGTTCAATCGCCAAGTGGTTATCGGAGTAAAATAGTTGTGTACAATTAACCCATAATAGGTTATATTGGCATATATACTAAAGGAGATTATGATATGCAAATAGAGATGTTTTCGCTGCCTACATTGAATGATGGTGTGCTTGCTGTAGAACAAAAGTTCTGCGAAGTATACAGCGCATATCGTAACGGTGAGAGTCTCGATCCGGAGGTTCTTGACTGGATGGATACAGCCAATACGTGGTTAATGGAGTCGAAGTAATGATTAAAGAGACAAAGGGTGGCACATTTGCTCCTGCAGATATTCCGGTGATTAAGCGTGCTTTGCACAGTTATCTCATCGATATCCAGCGAATCGAAGGATATAGTGACCGCGATCCTCATCCTGATCTTTCTTCGGTTGCTAATCTTCTGCATCGACTAGGTCGTATCTCCTAATTAATGCGCCCGTAGCTCATCTGGATAGAGCGCGAGACTTCTAATCTTGAGGCAGTAGGTTCGAGTCCTACCGGGCGCACCAAGCCACGATGGCGGACCGGTAACGCGCGGGATTGCAAATCCCAGGCCTCGTAAGAGAGTGAGTTCGATTCTCACTCGTGGCTCCATATTAAAGGAAACAACAATGAAGATGATTATGTTACTCGGTTCAGGTGAACTGGGCAAAGAGTTTGTAATTTCTGCTAAGCGTATGGGTCACTATGTTATTGCCTGCGACTCTTACCATGATGCGCCTGCAATGCAGGTAGCAGATGCGTATGAAGTGTTCGATATGCTTGATGCACGCAAACTCGAAACCATGATTGACATTCATTCCCCGGATATTATTGTTCCTGAAATCGAAGCAATTGCCACTGAGGTTCTTTATGGTGTAGAGGATGCAGGTATTCAGGTCGTTCCATCTGCACGCGCAGTTAATCTAACTATGAATCGTGATGCTATTCGAGATCGTGCTCATGTGCTTGGTCTTAAGGTAGCTAAGTTTGCTTATGCTGAGTCTAAAGAAGAGCTTCTTGAGATTGCAGAGCAGTTTAACTGCAAGTGCGTAGTTAAACCTGTCATGTCATCATCGGGTAAGGGGCAGTCTATTATTGATCCGAGTCTTGATATTGACATTGGCATTCTAGCTTACCATTCATGGAACTATGCATGTGAAAACATGCGGGGTCTCCGCAAGCGTGTAATCATTGAAGAGTTTATTGACTTCGATTATGAGATTACTCTTCTGACTGTTAAGCAGAAAGATGGCCCTACTCTCTTCTGTCAACCTATTGGTCACGTTCAAGAGAACGGTGATTATCAATATTCATGGCAACCTGAACCATTCAAGAACATTGCAACATATGGCGTAGCTCAGGCTATGGCAAGAGTAATTACTGACGATCTTGGTGGTGCTGGTTTGTTTGGGGTAGAATTCTTTGTTAAGGGTGATACAGTTTACTTCTCAGAGCTTTCGCCACGTCCGCATGATACAGGTATGGTTACAATGATCAGCCAGAACATCTCTGAGTTTGATCTTCACCTTAGAGCTATATTAGGTCTGCCTATTCCAGATATTAAGATCGCTAATGGTTTCGGTGCTTCAGCTGTTATTCTTGCTGAAAACGATACCTATACAAACCCGCTTTATGAAGGCATAGAAGATGCTCTAGAGACACCAGGTGTTGAAGTACGTATCTTTGGTAAACCGGTCTGTCGTAAAAATCGGCGTATGGGTGTTGTATTGGCTCATAGTATAGAAGAAGCCCGTGAAGCGGCCGGAAAAATAAAAGTAGTTTAAGCTATGATTGAAGAAGCCAAAGAGCTAATTGCTACATCAAGTCCACAGTCATCGGTGTATATCGGTTGCGACTCGATACGTTATCGTAAGAACAATCAATGGTATGCAAAGTACTCAACCGTAATCATTGTCCACATGGACTCTAAGCATGGATGTAGATTGTTCCACGAGTCACATGATTTGCCAGACTATGGCAATCTAAAGCAACGTCTGCTGACTGAGGTTAACTACGCTGTAGCTGCAGCAACGGAAATTGTCGACATTCTGGGTGATCGCCACATGGAAGTTCACTTGGATATCAATCCTAATCCGAATCATAAGTCATCTGTGGCAGTTAAGGAAGCACTCGGGTGGGTCAAGGGTTCTCTGGGCATCGATGCCAAGGTAAAGCCTGACTCATTCGCAGCCACTCATGCAGCAGATCATGTTGTTAGATACTAAAATAACTGTGTACAAATAACGCAATATGTCGTAGAGTGAATAATAACGAACGGAGATTATTATGACTGACGTAAAGGCATATTGGATTGTTCATATCGAGTACAGTCAAACCGACAGGGACACCGTGCTTGTAGATGCACCAACTCGTGAAGAAGCTGAGGCAATTATCCGTAACAATGGTTGCAATGCGCGCAGCATTCTTGCCCTTAGGAATAAAGTAAAGGTTGTGAACTGATGAAAGTCTATGTACTGATCCGCGACGAAACTGATTATAACGGTGAGCATGTTGTGGTCGGTGTTTATCCGACATTTGAAGCAGCCGAGATCGTTGGCGATTGGGAAACCGAAAAGGCCCAGGACTGGGTTGACGCCATGCGTGAGACAGGCGATAACATTGACGGTAACTGGGTTCCTAGCTTTCGTATTGAAGAAACGGAGTTTTATAGTGACTAGGTTCGTAAACAGGTTCGTGATCTCTGACCATCACCTTGGTCATACGAACTCATGGGAAAAGTTCAAGTTGGCTGATGGTAGTCCTCTCCGTCCGTTCACCTCTACTGAGGAAATGAACGAGACTATGATTGAGCGTCACAACGCAAAGGTCAAGGAGCAGGATACTGTCTACTTCCTCGGTGACGTTGTCATCAACAAGAAGTATCTCGAGTTGGTGAAGCGGATGAACGGTCGCAAGATCCTTATCCGTGGCAACCACGATATCTTCAAGGACGATGAGTATCGTGAAGTTGGTTTCCAACAGATTCATGGTGTTCGTGTATTTGTGGATAAGTTCATCCTGAGCCATATTCCTCTGCATCCGGACTGTGTAACAGAACGGTTCCGTGTCAACGTACATGGCCATCTGCATGCTAATCAGATCATGACAGGATATTATCCGGATCAGACGATCGATCCTCGCTATCTGTGTGTATGTGTAGAGCAAACTGACTTTACACCTCTTCACTTCGACGAGGTTGAACAAAGAATCCAACAGCGTTGGGAGTATGCAGGATATGAAGGCCCAGGCATCGTGAACGTAAAATAATTATGT